ACACTTGATTTGATTCTTCTAAAATCCAATCCCTACTAAATTTATTCTCACTTTGAATAATCTCATAGTATCTATTTGAATTATAATAGTCAAAGAATAACTTAACCCTACCAGCAACTCCTGTACCGTCTGGTTTAGATTTTCTTACATTAACCCAAACCTCATTAGTTTCTGGATATCCGTCAGCCTGTTTAAAAAGTATATTAGGTCGGTAGATTGTAACTATGTTAAACCCTTTTTGAAACCATGCTTGCCCACCGCTAAAGTCAAATGCTGTTGGCTCTGATCGGTCATAAGTTCCGTCATCTAATTTAACATCACGTTTCATTTGTATGATATGAGAAGTTAAAAATACAACTATATTCTTAGACTGGCAGAAATGATAAACCTTATGGAATAACGCCCGTAGTTGTCCGTCTGTTTGTGGCTTATCTTCTCTGTCAATCTCGTAAAATGGATCAACGCTTAACGTATCGTATTTAAAGTTTGTTAGGTTTAGTATTCCCTCAGTATGTTCTACCAAGTCATCCCACCTAAACGGCATTGATGTATCAATTTTCAAAGCATCTATAACCATGAAATGCTCTGACACCCATTTAAAATTGGCTTCGGCTTCTGCATCTGTTTGATAGTTTACTATTGACCTACCTTTCCTATCAATTTTCATGTATGGTTTACGTCCGTACTTATGGAT